AGTGGTGATGGTCACGGACACCGTGCAGATCCGGGGCGGCCAGATCACCCTCTCGGGCAAGGACTTCACCACCTTCCTCGATCAGAGGCCGGCCAAGCCGACGCACCTCACGGACAAGCCGGGCAACATGATCGGGACCGTCATATCCATGATGGTGTTGCAGTCGGGGCAGATCTTCGGCGAGGAGATCCCCCGCTTCCGGGTGGGCGCGCTCACCCAGGCCGGCAACGACGTGACCGAGGACATAAGCCGCGGTGGTGCATATTCTGCCGTGGCCCAGATCGCCCAGAAGTACGACATCGGCATGCGAGTACTCCTGGAGGACCTCGTCTCGGGCGGTGTGGGGCTGGTCTTCGAGACCTACGTGGGTGTGGACAGGACGTCGACCCAAGACGCCCGCAACCTCGTCCGGTTCTCGCCTGACCTGGAGACGCTGGCCGACGTCCGTGACGTGCGCTCCAACGCCATGGAGAAGAATGTGGTGAGGGCATATCCTCCGGACAACTTCAGCGAGACCTACCCCGAGCCCGTGGAAGTGACCACGATCAAGAACTTCGGGGGAAGTCCGGGTCTCCAGCGGCGGGTTCTCGAGATCGTCTGCGATGACATCACCGAGGAGATGCTGAAGGGCACCACGATGGAAGCTCTGCTTCGCACTCGAGCCGCCAAGGCTCTGGGCGAGAACCGCCGGACACGAATCGTCGACGGTGAGCTCGTACCCCGTCCCGGGTACATATTTGGCAAGGACTTCTTCCTCGGTGATCGGGTCGAGATCGAAGGTGAGTACGGAAGTCCGGTGACAGGAACCATCACCGAGTACATCCGATCCAAGGACGACACTGGATCGCGGTCCTACCCCACTGTGGCTGATGCGGGCTCTGTGCCCCAATCGACCGATGGCCCGGTGACCGCAACGTAAGGAAAGGGGGGTCACGCATGGATAAGAACACGTACGAGAAGTGGTCGAGGGCACTGGCAATCGCCTTGAAGGTGGTGGGCGTGCTCGGCATTCTCTTCGTGCCGGTCGTGTGGCTTCTGACAGGTCGCATCGAGCTCGCGTTCCTGCCGTTCTTCGGAACGATGGCCGGCGTGGGCCAGGGTCTCGACGTACTCAAGGAGATCTCACAAGGGAAGGGAGGACCGCATGACACCTAGCACTCGTCTACGAGTAGTAGCTCTGATGCTCGTGCTGTCCGCTGCATACGGCGTCACCGTCGTCAAGAACCCCCAGGTGGCAACCGCGTTGGCCACAGGCTACGTTGGCCTGCTGCTGACCGTGTTCTTCGCCGTCGACTACTGGAGGAAGCCATGAAGGCACCCGATCTGGTCCCGCATGAGCAGCGGCAAGCGGACCGTCGCCAGAACCACCGTCGGGCACAGGACGAGTGGACGGAGCACCTCGAGAGGCGGCTCCGGTCGTTCTTCGCGAAGTGCCTCTTCGTCATATCCGTGATGGGGATCATCAGCGCCGGCTCCATCCTCGGGTTCGGCATCGTCTTGAAGGCGCAGTCGAAGACGTCGAGGACCATCCAGCAGCAGAGGTACGACTACATCTACACGGCGTGCGTCGATCAGAACGCCCGCCACGAGGCGACCATCGATCGGGCCCAGGAGGCGCTGCCTCTCGAGTCTCGTCAGACCGCCACGCTGCTTGTCGACCAGCTGCAGCCCTTCACCAAGGACTGCGCTGCCACGGCCCGCAAGCGAGTGAAGGGGGATCGGTGACGGACCTCATCAAGGAGAACGAGCACCTCCGCAAGATCGTCAAGGGGCTCACTGCCCTGGTCATGGCGGGGATGTTCGTCCAGTTGGCCGTGATCGGCTACGTGGCCTTCCGCTTCTACCACTCAGGGCGGGAGCTCGTGTACTCCGCCCGGGCGGGCTGTGGGAGGACGATCCTGGACCGCAACTCGATCCTCACGCTCAACCTCGCGCTGCAGGAGGGCTTCCGGGACACTGACAAGCGCTTCGTCGGTCCCATCTCACCGGAGCGCATCAACGCCGAGAAGGCCCTCGAGAGGGATCTCCCGGCACTGCTTGTCCGTGCTCAGATCGACTGCCAGGAGGCCTTCCCGTGATCCAGTCCAACAAGACCTACGACCGCCTGAAGTTCCTGGCCCAGATCCTCCTCCCCGCCCTCGGCACCCTATATTCCGCTCTCGCGGTGATCTGGGGTCTGCCGGGAGCGGAGAAGGTCGTCGGCACGATCCTCGCAGTGGACACCTTCCTGGGTGTGGCCCTGCAGCTCAGTTCGAACAAGTACCAGGCCACGGCCTTCGACGGGACGATCGAGATGGGGCCGGCAGATCAGGACGGGAGGACCTTCGGCGTCTCGCTCCCTGTCTCGGCCGAGCACATGGAGCAGGCCTCCGAGATCCGCCTCAAGGTGGTCAAGCAGGAGTGAGCTCGCGGGGGATACATGGCCTAGAGTAGAAGCCCACTACCCAGGAGAACCATGTTCACCCTCAAGACCAAGCACGAGCTCCAGACCGCCCTCACGCGCGCCATCGAAGAGCTGGACACCTACAGCCCGATGTCCGACGAGTACGGCAAGGCCCTGGATCGCATCGAGAAGCTGCACAAGATGATCTCCCAAGATCGTCCCAAGCCGTTCGACTCGACCGCGGTCCTGGCCATCGCCGCCAACCTCATCGGCATCTGGCGTATGACCCAGTACGAGAAGACGCACGTCATCACGTCCAAGGCGCTCGGCTTCGTCATCAAGCCGCGAACCTGATCTACCAGTACAAGCCTCACAGAGAGGGCCCCTTTCCGGGGCTCTTTCTTTGCTTATTTCTTTGTCTCGCGGCAAAAACATGCCTTGTGTAGACCCCTACTACGTAAGGAAAGACATGCTCTTCAAGCGCAACACCCAGAAGCCGATTGATGAGTTCATGCACGACATCGACTACCACCAGAAGGAGATCGATGCTCTGAAGCCCCGCATCGACGAGTTGCACGAGATCTGCTTCGGCCCCAACGCCGACATCTCCGTCAACCCGCCGCCGGATGAGCTTTACGAGCTTCGCCGACTTCGTCGTGACGTCGACAGCCACATGACCAACATCGCCTGGATTGCCCAGAAGTACCGTCGCCAGATCAAGTAGCAGTTCAAGAGCGAGCATCACACAGATGCTTTCTCTTTGTCTCGCGTGGATTACATGGATTAGTATGAGACCCAATCCAATCTAGGAGATACCATGCTGCCCACGTCCGCCTCTGGGAAGTTCATCGCGGTCCTCGTGTTCGTGATCGTTCTGATCTACGGCCACGTGGCCTACGAGTCCTTCCTCCAGCTGCAAGACCTCTTCAGCACGTCCTTCCCGACTGCCACCGTCTAAGGAGAAAGCCCCCATTCCTCGGGCTTTCTCTTTGCTTCGCGTAAAAAACAAGGCCTAGAATAGAAGCCCACTACAGTTAGGAACCCCATGTCCGACAAGCTCAAGTCCGCCAAGACCCGTACCACCACCTTCGTCCGCCAGCACCAGATCGCCATCACCGCTGCCGTCGCCTCCACCGCGACCGCCGCCGCGATGGTCGCCCTGGGCAACAAGCGCACGGAGCAGTGGAACGAGTTCCTGGAGGAGAAGAACCTGACGAACGAGTTCTACTCGACCGACATCTAGAGGTGAAGGCCCCCATATTCGGGGGCTTTCCCTTTGCTCGATTCGCGTAAAAAACACACCTTATAGTGAGAGATAGGGAGTAACCCTCCTGAACGACGCAATCGCGTCGGCTCTCCAACCGCTCTTCAAGCTCACGCGCTTGCAGCGGTTATTACTTTGTCTCCAATCTGAAAGGACCCATGAACACCACCGTCTTCGCCACCACCGGCCGCGGAGTGACGTACAGGCCGCGCCGCTACGGCCTCAGCAACCTCGTCGGGGACGTGGTGCTCACCGGGGTCACCGGGGGCATCTGGCTCGTCTGGGTGCTCATCCGTGAGTTCCGACAGTAGCCCCCGAGTAGTCCGAGCGGACTACAACCACACGCAGGTCCTGCCGAGGCTCATCGCCCCCGCGCAGTCGCAGACCGAGACCGAGGCCTGGCTGGATCAGCCGAGGCTCGACCAAGTTCCCGTCATCAAGAAGGAGTCCTGAAGTGCTCGAGAAGATCACGAAGCCCGTCACCAAGTTCGCGTCCGAGAACTCGGCCGCCCTGCTCACCGCCACGGGTGTCGTGGGCACCGTCTCCACTGCGGTGCTGTCGTTCCGCGCCGGCCTGAAGTGCGCCGAGATCCTCCAGGAGGACAAGGAGGAGCGCCTCGAGGGCGTGTACGTCGCGCCCACCACGATGGAGAAGGCCAAGCTGGTCGGCCCGCAGTTCGTCCCGCCGGTCGGCATGGTGGCCACCACGATCACGGCGATCGTCTTCGCCCACCGGATCTCCGCCACGAAGTCGGCGGCCATGGTGGCGGCCTACGGCATCTCGGAGAAGGGCTTCCGGGAGTACCGCGAGAAGATCGAGGAGAAGCTCGGCGTCAAGAAGGCCGAGGCGATCGACGACGAGCTCGCGCAGAACAAGATCGACTCCAACCCGCCGCAGACGATCATCATCGCGGGCAAGGGCGACGTCCTCTGCTTCGACGAGTTCTCGGGCCGCTACTTCCGCTCCTCGATCGAGAACATCAAGGCCGGCGAGAACGCGGTCAACTACGAGATCCTGAACCACATGGGCGCCGCGCTGAACCACTTCTACGAGGAGATCGAGCTCCCGGAGATCCCAATGGGCGCCGACCTTGGGTTCAACACGAACAACCGGCTCGACATCAAGTACACGACGGCCCTCCACGACGGCGAGCCGTGCATCGTGATCTCGTTCAAGTGGGCCCCCATCCCGGGCTGGCGGAACGAGTACGCCTGACGAGCTGAACCGGCGAGAAGCGGAGAAGGCCGGCCGCGAGTCACCTGTCGTGCTGCTCCCCGCACAGATCCGGGCGGTGGTAGTCCTGATGCGCTACTTCCGCCCCCGAGGTGCTCTCGGCTTCAAGTGCGATGGCAGCAAGCTCCGTGTCGACACCGGCAAGGAGTACTGGTTCCTGGATGCCCAGGGCGAACTACTAGAGAGACGAGACAAGACATGATCAGCAAGACCCTGACGTACGAGCGCTTCGACGGCGAGACCGTCACCGAGACGTTCAACTTCCACCTGTCCAAGACCGAGCTCATCCAGATGGAGATGTCGGAGAAGGGCGGGCTGCAGGAGCGCCTCGAGAAGATGATCAAGGAGGGCGACCAGCGCAAGCTCTTCACGGAGTTCCGCGAGCTGATCCTCCTGGCCTACGGCAAGCGGGAGGGCGACAAGTTCGTCAAGTACCCCGACCTGCGCCTGGAGTTCGAGAACTCGGAGGCCCTGGGTGAGCTGCTCCTCGAGCTCGCCAGGGACGAGGACGCCGCCGGCGCCTTCATGCAGGGCATCATGCCCAACTCCATGCGGGTCTCCCCGGCGCAGACGAAGCTCCAGATCCCCGAGCCCGCCAAGCCCCAGGTCTCGACGAACGACGGCGCGCCGAAGATGCCCGAGCGTCCGGCCCCCGTCTCCGAGGCGGAGCAGTTCGGCCACTCGGTCCCGGCGACGCCGACGGCGATCACCCGGGCGCAGGCGGCCGCGATGCCGGCCACCGAGCTGCAGCACAAGATCCTCTCGGGCCAGGTGGTCCTCCAGGACTAGACGAGCTCTTCCCGGGGGGACCTGCCTTGTAATGCAAAGGCTCGGTCTCAAACGACAATGCACACTTACACGTTGAGTGTTCGTGGTCGAGACGCGCCCCCATATCTTCGCGTAGAAAACACGCTGTATAACGAGAACAACCTCTACCAGGAGATTCAAAATGTCCAAGCTCCAGCTCGCCAAGCACGCCGCCAACCTCGTCGCCGCCGGCATCTGCTCGCGCATCACCCGTGACGTCCTCACCCGCACCACCCAGCTCGATCCCGATGGTCTTCCCATCGAGGTCATCTCGGACTCGGTCGGGTACTACGCCGCGGGTCAGATCCGTGACCAGACCGACAACGCCGTCGAGGTGGCCGCCGCCTGGCTCCAGCAGCGCAAGGCCAAGAAGCACCAGTAGACCAAGCTCACCACCAGAACCCACACGGGTTCTGGTTTTCTCTTTGAAAGGACCCGATGGCACAAGCAGAGTTCCCGTCTAACTCCGCCCGCAGGAGTCAGACGTCCGCTCCTCCGCCGAAGGAGAAGAGCATCAAGCGGGTCACCACCGTGGAGGCCACGCGCCGCAAGAAGCCCCTGGGCACCCAGTTCCGTGAGGTGTTCATCGCGGGCAACTCGAAGACGACGGCCCAGTACGTCTTCTTCAACGTGCTCATCCCCGCGGCCAAGGACGCGCTCGCTGACGCCGGCTCGCAGGCCGTGGAGCGGCTCATCTACGGCGAGGCCACCGGTCCCCGTCGCCGGGGCGCGCCCTACCAGAACCTGGGGCACGTGAACTACCAGGGGGCGTCTCGTCCCCGGCCGCAGTCCCCTCAGATCTCCGACCGCGCTCGGTCGGCGCACGACTTCGGGGAGATCGTCATCCCGTCGAGGGCGGATGCGGAGGAGGTGCTCGACTCCATGTTCGAGGTGCTCTCCCGCTACGACCTCGTGTCCGTGGCCGACCTGTACGACCTCGTGGGCATGAAGTCCACGCACGCCGACCAGAAGTGGGGCTGGGACGACCTCAAGGGGGCGTCCATCCGACGGGTCCGCCACGGCGGGTTCCTGCTCGACCTGCCCAAGCCCGTCTACCTGGCGTGAGCTCCGGCTCCGTCAAGGTCCGCCAGTACGTCCTCTCTCTGCGGGGCGGTGCGTTCTGGCCCTGGCTGATCGACAACCTCCACGACGCAGACGTGGACAAGCTCTACAAGCTGTACCTGCAGGACCCGACCATCGACATCGTGGTCGAAGCGATGAAGCTGTACCCCACACCCAAGTCCAATCTCCAGAAGGAGTTCTCATGAAGTTCCTCCCCCAGGCGGTGGCGACGTTCGCCTCTCGCCAGGCCCTCAAGACCAAGAAGCACTCGCCCACGCTGCTCTTCGCGAGCGGCATCGCGTCCATGACCGCCTCCACGGTGCTCGCCTGCCGGGCGACCCTGCGCCTCGAGGACGCGCTCCAGACCGCCAAGACCGACCTCGAGCGGGCCCAGCTCGCGATGGAGAAGGCGCCGACCGCCTACTCCGACAAGGACAAGGCGCACGACACGATCATCATCTACGTCCGCACCGCGAAGACCCTCGCCCGCCTGTACGCCCCCGCCATCCTCACGGGTGCGGCCGGCATCGGGGCCCTCGCCACGTCGAACAAGATCCTGACCCAGCGCAACCTCGCGCTCACGGCCGCCTACGCCGCGGTCGACGAGGCGTTCAAGTCGTACCGCGAGAAGGTCGTCGCCAAGTACGGCAAGGACGAGGACCGGTTCTTCCGCTACGAGGCGGAGACGGTCGACGTGATCGACGGCGACACGAACAAGGTCATCACCACGGTGCGGGCCTCGCCGGACAACGAGCACTCGATGTACGCGAAGTTCTTCGACGAGCTGAACGCGAACTTCAACCGCGATCCGGAGATCAACCTGGTGTTCCTCCGGGCGCAGCAGACCTACTGGAACGACCGGCTGATCGCCAAGGGCCACGTCTTCCTGAACGAGGTCTACGAGTCCCTCGGGATGCCCCACACGCGCGCCGGCGCCATCGTGGGCTGGGTCGCGGGCAAGGGGACCGGGGACGACTACATCGACTTCGGGATCTGGAACGGCAGCAGCGAGTCGGTGGTCGACTTCGTGAACGGCCGTGAGGGCGCCATCCTCCTCGACTTCAACGTCGACGGGGTCATCTACGACAAGATCGACGAGGATCGGAGCATCCACCATGGCCGTCGCTGAGATCATCGAGGACCCGAAGGTGGTCCAGGGGGCCGCGAAGGTCGCCAAGAAGTCGGAGAAGCTGACCAAGACGGTCAAGAAGGCCGGCCACGAGATCGTCGACGTGGCCAAGGCCTCGGAGGACCTGGCCGAGCACGTCGGCTACGAGGTCGTGGAGGAGGTCGTCCGGGAGGTCAAGGCCAACCCGGGCAAGTTCCTCGCCATCGGCGCGGGTGTCGGGCTCGTGGTGGGTGCGGGCATCGGCTACCAGGTCGCGGTCCGCCGCCTGCTGAAGAAGTTCAACGGGATGTACGAGGAGGAGCTCGACCAGCTTCGGGAGCGCTTCAAGCGCAAGCAGGACACCCTGCAGATGGAGAAGGAGATGCTCGAGGAGTCGCACGGCATCCCCACGAAGCCGGCCCTGGAGGAGCTCGTCAAGGAGCACGGCTACGCCAGCCCGGAGCCGCCCCCTCCGCCCGTGACGATGACGGTCCCGCCGAAGGACGTGCGGGTCTTCGACGTGGCGGACGAGATCCCCGCGTGGGACCAGGAGGCCGAGGAGAAGAAGCGGCAGTCCAAGCCGGGTGACGTCCCGTACGTCATCTCCCACGAGGAGATGGAGACCACCCGGGAGCAGTACGGCACCTCGGTGACCGTGCTCACGTACTACGAGGTGGACGACGTGCTCGCCTCGGACGACGACACGGTGCTCGACCAGGACGACTACGTCGACTCGATCAACCTCGCGCGGTTCGGCGAGGGCTCGAACGACCCGAACTGCGTCTACATCGTGAACCCGGAGAAGCAGGCGATCTTCGAGGTCTACAAGATCGCCCAGTCCTACGCCCAGGTCGTCCACGGGTTCGACCCCCCGGACGACGAGGGGCTGCAGCACTCGGACCGGCGCCCGCGCTGGGACGATGATCCGCAGTGAGCACGATCGCTACCTGGAGTGGCTCGAGCGGCAGGTAGTACCGCAGCACGGCTGGCGTGAGGGCAAGCACTACACGAGCTTGCTCCACCACCTCCACCAGCGCGAGTTCGAGTGGATGATCGCCAACGACGACAACCGGATCCAGGACGGGTTCGACCTTCGTCACGAGGCGTTCGACGAGATGCATCTCTTCCCATCGGCCCCTCTCTCCACCCTGGGGCCGGTGTCGATGCTGGAAGTTCTCGTCGCGCTTGGACGCAAGATGGCCTTCCAGGTGTCGGGTCACCCCGGCTCGTGCACCTGGCGGCTCATCAACAACATGGGCCTGGGGAAGATGAGCGGGATCATCGGACCGATCAGGGCCAGCAGGATCGAAGAGGCGTGCGACCGGGTCATCTACCGGACGTACCAGTCAGACGGTGTGGGTGGGTTGTTCCCGCTCGAGTACCCACGCCAAGACCAGAGGAAGGTCGAGCTCTGGTACCAGATGCAGTACTACGTGCAGGAAGTCGGGATCAAGCAACGCAGAGGGAGGTGATATGGACTTCTTCCGAATCCAAACTCGGGAGAGCAAGTTGGGCATGGAACTCGTGCCTGACTTCGTCGTAGGGGACTCCGACGATCTCATGGTCCAGGGGCACACCTTCTACGCGATCTGGGACCACGTCAAGGGGTTGTGGTCTCGGGCCGAGCTGGACGTGCAGCGTCTTGTCGATGAGGAGCTGCACGCCGAAGCCGACAAGCTGGAGAAGAAGACCGGGGTTCGGCCGTCGGTGAAGTCGCTGCGGTCGTTCACCTCCCAGTCGTGGGCGCAGTTCCGGAAGTTCGTGCAGAACATGCCCGACAACTTCCACCCGCTCGATTCGAAGCTCGTGTGGCAGAACACCGAGGTGAAGAAGAAGGACTTCGCCTCGCGGAAGCTGCCCTACGCGATCGGGCCGGGCCCAACAGACGCCTGGGATGAGATGCTCGAGACGCTCTATGCTCCTCAAGAGCGGGAGAAGATCGAGTGGGCCATCGGGTCCATCGTGTCCGGGGACTCCAAGAAGATCCAGAAGTTCTTCGTCTTCTATGGGCCCGCCGGCACGGGGAAGTCGACGATCCTGAACATCATCGAGATGCTCTTCGAGGGCTACACGACGACGTTCGATGCACGGGCGCTGGGCTCAGCCAACGCGTCCTTCGCAACTGAGGCCTTCAAGTCCAATCCGCTCGTGGCCATCCAGCACGACGGGGACCTCTCGGGGATCACCGACAACTCCAGGCTGAACTCGATCATCTCGCACGAGCAGATGACGATGAACGAGAAGTACAAGTCGTCCTACACCTCTCAGGTGGACGCGACGCTGTTCATCGGGTCGAACCAGCCTGTCCGGATCACGGACGCTAAGTCGGGGCTCATCCGGCGGCTCATCGATGTGCACCCCACCGGGGTGAAGCTGCCGGCCAAGAAGTACACCGCGCTCCTCTCGCAGATCGAGTTCGAGCTAGGTGCGATCGCGCAGAAGTGCTTGGACGTGTACCTGGAGTTGGGGAAGAACTACTACAACGGGTACCGGCCGACTGAGATGATGTTGCAGACGGACATCTTCTACAACTTCATCGAGGCGCACTACGACCTGTTCAAGGCCCAGGGTTACACCACGGCCACGCAGGCGTATTCGCTGTACAAGGAGTTCTGCGCCGAGTCATCGATCGACCGACCTCTGCCGTTGTACAAGTTCCGCTCTGAGCTGCGGGACTACTTCGACGAGTTCCACGAGCGTGGGCAGATCGACGGTCAAGCGCACCGCAACGTGTACCAGGGCTTCTCAGCCGACAAGTTCAAGGCTCCGATCAAGGAGGCAGGAGGTGAGTTCAGACTGGTTCTCGAGGAGACGGTCTCTCTGCTGGACGAGGCCCTGGTGGATTCGCCCGCGCAGGAGGCAACGGCCGACGGAGTGCCGGGCAAGCGGTGGGTGAACACCACCACCACGCTGGCCGACGTCGACACGAGGAAGCTGCACTTCGTCAAGGTGCCGCCCAACCGGGTCGTCATCGACTTCGATCTGAAGGACCAGGAAGGAGCGAAGGCCCTTGAGCGGAACCTCGAAGCCGCCTCACTGTGGCCTCCGACCTACGCCGAGCTCTCCAAGTCGGGTGAGGGGATTCATCTCCACTTCGACTACGAGGGAGACACCAGTCAGCTCGCGGCGGAATACGCTCCGGGCATCGAGATCAAGGTGTTCACAGGGGACTCCTCCCTACGGCGCCGGCTGTCTCGATGCAACGCAGTGCCCGTTGCGCAAATCTCAAGCGGTCTTCCGCTGAAGGCCAAGAAGGAGAAGATGCTCGAAGCTAAGACCATCCAGTCTGAGAAGGGACTGAGAGCGCTCATCGAGCGCAACCTGAAGAAGGAGATCCACCCGGGCACCAAGCCCTCCGTGGACTTCATCTCCAAGATCCTGGACGACGCCTACGAGTCGGGCATGGTCTACGACGTGACTGACCTGCGTCCGCGGGTCGTGGCCTTCGCGGCCAACTCGTCCAACCAGGCCCAGCAGTCGCTCAAGGTCGTGCAGGCGATGAAGTGGGCTTCCGAGTCCGAGGTGTCGGAGGAGCCGGTCCAGGCCAACGACGACCGCATCGCGTTCTACGACGTGGAGGTCTACCCGAACCTCTTCGTGATCTGCTGGAAGTTCCAGGGGTCGGACGAGGTCGTCAAGATGGTGAACCCGAAGGCGCACGAGGTGGAGGAGCTCTTCCGCCTCAAGCTCGTCGGGTTCTACAACCGTCGCTACGACAACCACATCGTCTACGCGGCGTCCATGGGGTACACGCCGGCCAAGCTGTTCGACCTGTCGACCAAGCTGGTGGAGAACAACCGCAACGCTCCGTTCGCGGCGGCCTACTCCATGTCCTACGCGGACATCTGGGACTTCTCCTCGATCAAGCAGTCCCTGAAGAAGTTCGAGATCCAGCTGGGCATCCTGCACATGGAGCTCGACATCCCCTGGGACCAGCCCGTGGACGAGAAGGACTGGGACCGGGTGGTGGAGTACTGCGCCAACGACGTCCGAGCGACCGAGGCGGTGTTCGAGGACCGCAAGGGCGACTTCGTGGCTCGTCAGATCCTCGCCGGCCTGGGTGGCAAGCAGGTCAACGACACCACGCAGAACCTCACGGCCAAGATCATCTTCGGCGATGACCGGAAGCCGCAGTCGAAGTTCAACTACACCGACCTGTCCCAGGAGTTCCCGGGCTACAAGTTCGAGATGGGCAAGTCGGAGTACAAGGGGGAGGACCCCGGTGAGGGAGGGTACGTCTACGCCGAACCGGGCCTGTACGAGGACGTCGTCGTGCTGGACGTGGCCTCGATGCACCCGGCTTCCATCGTGCACCTGAACCTGTTCGGGCCTTACACGGTGAAGTTCGAGGAGCTGATGAAGGCTCGTCTGGCGATCAAGCGGGGCGACTTCGCCACCGCGCGCGAGATGCTGGACGGCAAGCTCAAGCCCTACCTCGAGGACGAGACGGTCGCCGAGCAGCTGTCGTACGCACTGAAGATCGTGATCAACACGGTCTACGGCCTGACGTCGGCGAAGTTCGAGAACCCGTTCCGGGACAACCGCAACGTCGACAACATCGTGGCGAAGCGCGGGGCCCTGTTCATGATCGAGCTCAAGGCGTTCGTGCAGTCGCTGGGCTACCCGGTGGTCCACATCAAGACGGACTCCATCAAGATCCCTCACGCGACCAAGGACGTGATCGAGGCGGTCATGGAGTTCGGCCGGCGGTACGGCTACACGTTCGAGTTCGAGCAGACCTACCGGAAGTTCTGCCTCGTGAACGACGCGGTCTACATCGCTCAGGCGGTGGACGGCCACTGGGAGGCGACGGGCGCGCAGTTCCAGCACCCGTACGTGTTCAAGACCCTGTTCTCGCACGAGCCGGTCGGCTTCGAGGACTTCTGCGAGGCCAAGTCGGTCAACAAGGGACAGATGTACCTGGATCGCTCGGAGGAGGGCGAGCCGTCGGTGGGCCACATGAGGCACATCGGCAAGACGGGGCTGTTCGTGCCCGTCACATCAGGTGGAGGGACGCTCTACCGGTACCACGACGAGAAGTTCTTCGCGGTGTCGGGGACCAAGAACTACACCTGGCAGGAAGCGGATGCCGTCACCACTCGTGGAGATGACATCGACATCGACATGCGCTACTTCAACCACCTGGCTGAGGCGGCGATCGAGACCATCAACAAGTTCGGGTCCTTCGAGGACCTGGTGAAGGGGTGAGCAAGCTGGCACTGCTGGATCTGAACAACCTCAGCCACGAGGAGCAGCTCCGGGTCGTGGCGCTCCAGGAGGCGGTCCGCATGGGCAACTCCTGGGGCACGCAGGCGGCTGACGCCGACATCGACACCAAGGCCCTCGCGCGGGCCAAGAAGTTCGAGACGTTCCTGAAGTCGGGGGCGACGTCATGAAGTTCCGCAAGAAGCCCCTGGAGGCCTACGGCTTCCAGTTCAACGGGACCTGGCCTGAGGTGATGAACGAGCTCGACAAGATCTCGGAGGACATCACCGGCACCGGGTTCCGCATCGAGTCCGGGCACCGTCCGCCCATCACCATGAACCGCGACGTGGACGACGGCCCTGTGCTGCAGATCGACACGGGGCACGGCATCGCGATCGCCTGGCCGGGCGACTACGTGGTGCTGGACGGTGACGGGTTCTTCTACCCCGTCAGGCAGAACATCTTCGAGGCGACCTACGAGGTGACCTCATGATCGAGGACAAGCTCACGCAGGACCAGCGCATCCGGCTGGAGTGCATGGCTCAGGCGGTGGCGTCCAACGCGATGGCCGGGCTGACGGCGAAGACCGATCCGTACGCCCTCGTCAAGAAGGCGGAGGTCATCGAGGCCTACGTCCGCGAGGGTGGCAAGGACTGGGACGAGGTGAAGTTCAAGGAGGCCCACGACAAGGGCTGGGACGCAGCCATGCTCGTGCGCGACGAGCAGGAGTTGAGGCAGGCGTTGAAGACGGCGCCGGAGCCGGAGGACCTGGACACGGAGAGGGGGCCCTGATGCCGGCCATCCGCTACTTCACGGTGACGGAGACCCGCGAGATCAAGGTCGCGGCGCCGGATCCCACAGCTGCCGTGTACATCGCGTCCACGGCGTTCCAGACCGGACAGGCGTTCAACGACGAGTCCGGTCGTACCACCACTGAGATCAAGATCACGGCCATCGAGGCCCGGGAGGACTACTAGATGCCCAAGCAGGACGGAACGGTGTTGATGGAAGGCGTGCAGCTCGTCTTCAAGAACTTCGCGGGGAAGGAGGGTCGCTACAACCGCGAGGGTGACCGCAACTTCGCCGTGGTGCTCCCGACGGAGCAGGCGCTGCAGATGCAGGCGGACGGCTGGAACGTCAAGCAGTTCAAGGAGCGCGACGACGCCGAGGAGGGCGAGATCCCCGACTACTGGCTCGGGGTCTCCGTGGGCTACGGCAAGGGCCGGCCGCCCCAGATCGTGATGATCTCCTCCCGGGGGCGCACGAACCTCACGGAGGAGACGGTCGAGATGCTCGACTGGGTCGACATGCAGAACGTCGACCTCATCGTCCGGCCGTACACGTGGGAGGTCAACGGCAACACGGGCGTCAAGGCCTACCTCAAGTCGCTCTACGTGACGATCGAGGAGGACGAGCTCGAGCTCAAGTACAACGGGATGGACGCCCAGTGAGTCGCGAGGAGTGGATCCTGATGGCGCTCTTCGTGGCGTCCTACCAGATCGGCCGGGCCCGAGGCGTCCGGGTGACCAAGCGGCGCGTCCGCGTGGTGATGCATGAGGCGGTGAAGGGGAGCGACGTCGTGATCGACAAGATCGAGTTCCCCAAGCGATGACGCTCGACTACTGGACCGTCCTCATCCTCGTCCTCCTGGCCGTAGGTGCGCTCATGTCCACCCTGGCCCTGCTGTTCGGGGACCAGAGCGCCCCGTGGCGGTGCCGGCTCGGCTACCACGAGTACGAGATCGTGCACGGCTTCCTGGCCGGCGGCAACACCCCAGGCGTCACCCGGCGTCGGGACGGAGGAGCTGAGAACCGGGTCTACATGGGCTGGGACCTGGACTCCCACCGCAAGATCGCCACGTTCGAGCTCGAGTGCAAGAACTGCCACTCCGAGCGCACCTCCTTCTGGTCTGGGGGGAGGTGGCGCGGGTGAGGACCACGAAGTACGCCCGCAAGCCGCTGTACGTCGACGCCGTGTGCGTCACAGAGGCCAACGCGGACGAGGTGGCCAAGTGGTGCTCGGGTGAGAAGCTGATCGACTCGGCCGGCGACCTCTACATCAAGACGGACACCAACACCCCGATGACCCCTCGCCAGACCCGGGCCTACGTGGGCGACTGGATGCTCAAGAGCCCACGGGGGTTCAAGATCTACACCCAGCGAGCCTTCGAGAAGTCCTTCGACCTGGTCAAGTAGATGGACGAGCAGGAGCGCTACATCGCCTGGTGGTACTTCTGCTGGCGTTCTGAGGCATCGCAGAACGGATGGGCGAAGAAGGGTGGGCCTCTGGCTCACCTGACACAAGAGGAGCGGAAGGAGCTGGCCCAGCTCCGCGCCCAGGTGCACTTGTTCATCCTGGAGCACCCTCCGCCCCGCAAGGACAACCCCGACATGCCTTTTAGAAGAGGAGGTAGATAGCCATGTAGGTACAGCGCCCGGTAGCTCCTAGGAATCCGGCGAGCGAATCAATCGATACCTACCCAAAGCGCAGCAGAACCAGCCGCCGTTCGCCCCATGTGACCCGGGGTGGACGGCGGCTGTACTAGGACTAGCTTTTTGTTCCTTAGATATTGGAGGTTGCTGTGCAGCCTGAGATGCGAGAGCACCAGCTGGAGGCTCTGAAGAAGTTGAAAGACGGGTGCATCCTCTGGGGAGGGGTGGGCGCCGGCAAGTCCCGAGTGGCGATCGCCTACTACGTCCAGGAGCACTTCGACAAGGACGTGGTGGTCATCACGACGGCCAAGAAGCGGGACTCGCTGGACTGGGAGGGGGAAGCCGTCCAGTTCGGTGTGGGACGTGAGGAGTCGGTGTGGGGCACCATCACCGTGGATTCGTGGAACAACATCCAGAAGTACGTCGGTCGAGAGCGGACGTTCTTCATCTTCGACGAGCAGCGCCTCGTGGGATCGGGGACGTGGGTCAAGGCCTTCTTGAAGATCGCTCGGTCGGGGGCACCGTGGATCATGCTGTCGGCCACGCCGGGAGACACCTGGCTGGACTACCTGCCCGTGTTCATGGCCAACGGGTTCTTCCGCACCCGGACCCGGTTCAAGTTGGAGCACGTCCTCTACGAGCCGTACACGCGGTACCCCAAGGTGCGGGGCTACATGGACGAGGAGAAGCTGGAGAAGCTGCGCGACTCGATCCTCGTGGAGATGCCCATGGAGCGGACCACCCAGCGGATCGCCAAGGTGGTTCAAGTCGGGTACGACAAGGAGCTCCTACAGCTCGTCACGAAGAAGCGGTGGAACCCGTACGAGGATCGCCCGTTGCGGGACATGGGTGAGGTGATCCAGGTGGTGCGGAAGGTCCTTGGCACGGACCGGAGCCGGCTGGACGAGGTGAGGAAGCTCGTGGAAGAGAAGCTCCGGGTGATCGTCTTCTACAACTACAACTACGAGCTGGAGCTCCTGCGCGAGTTGGGCAAGGACTATGAGGTGAAGGAGTGGAACGGCCACCGTCATGAGCCTTTGCCGGTGGGGCGCCAGTGGGTGTACCTCGTCCAGTATGCCGCGGGGGCCGAAGGGTGGAACTGCATCGAGACGGACACGATGTTGTTCTGGTCGTACCCCTACTCGTACAAGCTTTGGGAGCAGGCGCACGGTCGAATCGACCGGCTGAACACGCCGTACGATCGGCTGCTTTATGTCAGCTTGGAGGCAGATCAGTGGATTGACAAGCGTGTACGCGCCACGATCGAGGCCAAGAAGGACTTCAACGAGAGGGCCGTCGGAGCCCTGGTTTGGGGGTGATTTGGGGCTCTTGTCAGTTTTCTTGTCAGCAGCGGATTGAGCAAAAAGTGCTGTTTTGCAGGGGATTGTGCCCTATTCGGGCTATGTCAGTTTTCTGACTATATACTTTTCCTACCCGCGATCAATAAGTATATGTTAGATATTGAATACGATCTGTAGAAAGTCTTTTTGGGCCCTCAGATCTGACAAACTGACAGAATAGCGTCTACGCGCCACATCCCACCCACAAGGCTGGTGTCTAGCACAAGGCCTGAAAGGAAATCTCAAAATGGAGGCATTCATGGAGAACTGGAAGCCCATCCCCGAGTTCTCGAGGTACGACATCTCGGACATGGGCAATGTCCGCAACCGTAGGACAGGCCGCATCCTCAAGACCAGCCGCAACCAGTCGGGTGTGGTGTTCGTCGGTATGATGAAGGACGGCGAGAGGAAGCAGCACTCTCGAGTGGTGTCCCACCTGGTGGCCCAGAACTTCCTTCCCCCGCCTCCCACCGACTTCTTCGACTCAGTGATCAACCTCAACGGCATGAGGGCGGACAACCGGATGGAGAACCTGGCCTGGCGTCCCCTGTGGTTCATGGTCCGCTACCAGCACCAGTTCGAGTCTCGTCTGCACAAGCAGATCGATCGGCCCATCATGGACCGGAAGAGCGGTGAGCAGTGGATCAACTCGTGGGAGTGCGCCAAGGCCAACGGGCTGCTCGAGACCGATGTGGTCCTGGCGATCATGAACCACACCTACACCTGGCCCACGTACCAGATGTTCGAGGTTCTCGAAGTTTAGATACTGGCCTAGCGGTTTTTCGCGGATTGTAATAGAAGGGGTAAGAGCAAGCCCTATGATTTTGGGAGGTTGGATGAGCACACCAGAGGCGAAGTACCAGGCCGGGTTGATCAAGCGCATCAAGGTCCGGTTCCCGGGCTGCATGGTGCTGAAGAACGACCCGGTGTACCAGCAGGGTGTCCCCGACCTGTCCGTCTTCCACGGTCTGCGGTGGGGCGCTCTCGAGGTCAAGGCCTCAGCCACCGCGGGCTTCCAGCCGAACCAGCAGCACTACCTCTCGACGCTCGACGACATGTCGTTCGCCGCGATGATCTGCCCCGAGAACGAAGAGGAGGTGCTCGCTGCGCTGGAACGAGCACTCACATCTTGACGGTCGGCATTCGTTCCTGAGTCCCAGCTCCTACCACTGGATCCGCTACACTCCCGAGCGCCTCATGGCTCGGTGGCGCACAGCTCAGGCAGCGAAGGCCGGCGTCCTTGACCACCAGTACGCAGCGGTGGCCATTGCTGAGAAGGAAGTGCAGGACAACGAGACCACCACTCTCGGCATGTACATCAACCAGTGCATCCAGTACCGGATGAAGCCAGAGCAGCTGCTCTACTACTCCCCGAACTGCTTCGGCACGGCTGATGCAATCTCGTTCCGATACAAGCGTCTGCGCATCTCCGACCTCAAGACCGGAGACTCGCCCACCTCGGAACATCAGCTCGAGATCTACGCCGCTCTGTTCTGCCTCGAGTACGGGGTGGACCCGTTCGACATCAAGATCGAGCTGCGCATCTACCAACACGGTCGGTGCCGTGTCTACACGGCAGACCCCAAGTTCATCAGAGAGATCATGGACCGCATCGTGGAGTTCGACGCGATCATCAACCAACTGCGAGAGGAGGGTGCAGCGTGAAGATGGCGGAGCAGGACTACCTGGCGCACTACGGCATCCTCCGTAAGTCGGGCCGCTACCCGTGGGGTTCGGGCGAGACCCAGTCCACGCGCAACCGCATGTTCCTCGACACCGTGGCCGAGCTGCGGGAACAGGGACTGTCCGATCCGGAGATCGCTCGGGGCTTCTCGACGCCCGAGCACAAGTTCAACACCTCCGATCTCCGCGCGCTCACTTCCATCGCTCGCAACCAGCAGCGGCAGGAGAAGATCAACCACGCGCAGAAGTTGAAGGACAAGGGGATGTCGCCCTCGGCCATCGGTCGGGAGATGGGCATCAACGAGTCCTCGGTGCGCACTCTGCTGGCTCCTGGAGCCGCGCAGAAGGCCTCGGTCATCCAGAACACGGCCGAGATGCTCAAGCGACAGGTGGAGGACAAGACCCTCGTCGACATCGGCACAGGCGCCGAGCTCAGCGTGGGTGTCTCTCCTGACCGCTTCAAGACCGCCGTGGCGCAGCTCAAGGAAGAGGGCTACCGGGTCCACTACATCAAGGTCCGGCAGCTCGGCACCGGCCTGGACACCACGCAGATCGTCCTGGCTCCGGGCCACCTCACCTCCAAGGAGGTCTTCGCTCGTCGTGGCGAGGTCCGGCAGATCCAGGAGAGCACCCAGGATCACGGATCCTCGTTCTTGGGCGTCAAGCCCCCTCTGCAGATCTCGGCGTCCCGGATCAAGGTCCGGTGGGCTGAGGAAGGCGGTACCGACGCTGACGGCGTGATCTACGTCCGCCCCGGCGTCAAGGACCTCTCCATCGGGTCGAACCGCTATGGCCAGGTCCGCATCGCCGTAGAAGGTACGCACTACCTCAAGGGCATGGCGATCTACAAGGACGACCTTCCTGCCGGCGTCGACCTCGTGTTCAACACGAACAAGAAGCGGTCCAACAACCCGCTGGACGCCATGAAGCCGCTGAAGGACGAGCCCGACAACCCGTTCGGTGCCGTCATCAAGCAGTTCACCGACGAGAAGGGAAACCTCACCTCGGCGATGAACATCGTGTCCTCCAAGGAGGGCATGGGGCTCGAGGGCGGCTGGGAGACGTGGAAGAAGTCCCTCGCTTCCCAGGTGCTGTCCAAGCAGAGCCCCGAGCTGGCCAAGCAGCAGCTCGACATGATGCTCGAGCGCAAGCGTGCCGAGTTCGAGGAGATCTCGAAGCTGACCAACCCGTCGGTGAAGAAGCGTCTGCTCGAGTCCCTGGCCGAGGACACCGATGCTGCGGGCAACAAGCTCGTTGCGGCGGCCCTGCCTGGTCAGGCCACGCACGTCCTGCTGCCCGTGCCCTCGATGAAGCCGACCGAGGTCTACGCACCGAAGTACGACAACGGTGATCGTGTGGCCCTCGTCCGGTACCCGCACGCCGGCACCTTCGAGATCCCCGAACTGACGGTGAACAACCGGCACAAGCCGGCCATCGATCTGTTGGGCAACGCTCGAGACGCCATCGGCATCCACCCGGATGTGGCGGAGCGTCTGTCTGGTGCCGACTTCGATGGGGACACGGTCCTGGTCATCCCCAACAACAAGGGGCAGATCAAGTCGACGCCGGCGCTGGAGGGTCTGAAGAACTTCGACCCCAAGCGCTCCTACCCTCAGTACGAGGGCATGACGCTGATCGATGCGGTCAAGGGTCGGGATCAGCAGGAGATGGGGTACGTCACCAACCTGATCTCGGACATGACCCTGCAGGGCGCCAGCACAGGAGAGCTCGCTCGTGCAGTGCGGCACTCCATGGTGATCATCGACGCCAAGAAGCACAAGCTGGACTGGCAGGCCTCTGCCCGAGACAACGGCATCCCTTCCCTCATGCAGAAGTACCAGGGTAGGAAGGCAGGCGGCGCTTCGACCCTGATCACCAGGGCCACCTCACGCATCGACGTGGCTGAGCGCAAGCAGGGCTTCCAGATCGACCCGTCCACAGGAAGGAAGATCTTCCGTGAGACAGGGGCCGAGTTCGAGAACAAGAAGGGCAAGCTGGTCCGCAAGACCACCAAGTCCACGAAGCTGGCTGAGGTAGACGATGCTCACAGCCTGTCCTCTGGCACGGTGATGGAGGGTGTGTACGCAGACCACGCCAATCGGATGAAGGCCCTGGCCAACGACATCCGTAAGGCCAGCACCACAGTGACCCCCATGCGCAAGACGTCCAGTGCAGCGCGTGTGTACTCAGCTGAGGTGGCGTCGCTGAACGCCAAGTTGACGTTGGCCAAGCAGAACGCCCCCCTGGAGAGACAAGCCCAGGTGCTTGCGAACGCCGTGGTCAGGGAGAAGCGTGCCGCCAACCCGAACCTCGAGCCAAGCGACATCAAGAAGATCGAGAACCAAGCACAGGCAGAGATGCGCCTGCGCACTGGTGCGAGGAAGCAGAGGATCGAGCTCACAGACCGTGAGTGGGAAGCCATCCAGGCTGGTGCCTTGGCCCCGACCAAGCTCAACCAGATCCTCAACAACTCCGACCTCGATCGAGTGAAGGAGCTGGCCACACCACGTGCAGCCAAGGTCATGACTGGAGCCAAGAAGACAAGGGCTCGAGCCATGCTGGCCAACGGCTACACACAGGCAGAGGTGGCCAAGCAGCTAGGTGTGTCGGTGAGCACACTCACAACGAACGTGGACATAGGAGGTGAGTAGCGTGGCCCAGCAGTCTGATGAAAGTTCGATGACAACGCAGGCTGAGCCTCGCACGCAGTACATGCTCACCACCGTGGACAACCCGTTCGATCCGTTCACGCAGTTCGATCAGTGGTTTGCTTGGGACATCACCCATGGCTACCACTCGGCAGGCCTGCTCGCTCGTGTCGTCATCACATCGAGTGAGCTGAGCGAGGCCGACCAGGCACAGGCGATCCAAGACGCGATCGAAGAGATCGTCGACGTCAATCCTTCAGGCATGCATCGTCGTGTCGCAGAAGGAGACGTGAGGGCGAAAGGGTAGGGGAGGGGGGTCTGCGAAAAACACCCCCCACCCCCCAT